GATGGTACAGCTAGGACTCAAAAAAAGGTCATATTAGAGGCAGTCAGACACCATTATGAACTACATGGTGAAGGAATGTCTTTAAAAGAAATAGTATTATTAACAGGTTATGAAATCAATGCAGTAAGTGGTAGAGTAAACGACTTGAAAAAGCTTAAACTGTTAGAGACTATAGAAAAAAGAAAATGTTCGGTTACAGGTAGATTAATAGCGCCTGTAGTGCCAATACTTAGACTGAATTTTATTTAATAAAAAAGGAAAATAACATGATGATGTTACATTGTGGTGGAAGAGCAGTAGAATTTCCAGAATTGGAAGCTGTACCTCTGCCCGAAGAAACAAATACATATATACCAGTCCCATTTGGAGACTTGGTTAAAAATACCAGGGAGGCAGCTGATGATCTCCTTAAAGATCACACTTTTAACTCAGCTCAATATGCTTTAGCTGGTAAAGATCAGAAAATGTTCGCAATACTTCAGTATAACAGCGACAATGAAGAAATGGGATATGCTATAGGCATAAGATCCAGTTATGATAAATCCATGACCAATGGGTTCTGTATTGGAGCTAAAGTATTTGTCTGTGATAACATGGCATTTACTGGTGATGTTACTTATATGCGAAAGCACACTAAGAATGTCTGGAATGACCTGGAAGAAAAACTTGTTACTACTATTTACAGTAGCAGAAATAAGTTTAAAAACATTCTTCATGACAGAAAAGTTATGGGTGAACGGATAGTAGGAACTGATCAAGGTTATGAATTCATGGGTAAGCTGGTAGGTAATGAAATTTTAAAGCCTAGACAAATGTCTGTGGCTATGAAATGCTGGAAAACTCCACCTTATGAAGAGTTTGGCCCCA